TAGTTCACATTCCCAAGCCATAGAAGTTGTAGCTTCTAAATCAAGTGCGCCTGTAGTTGCTAAAGTTGTACTACCAGCTTTAATATTTATTGTAATGTCGTCACCATTTTGAGCCGATAAAACACCACCTATTTTACAATGATATGAATCGCCTACTACAAAGGCATCAGCCGGTACTGTAAGACTACCTACTCCTGTCCCTACTATACTCGTTTCTGTTGTGGTATTGGTTACTGTAGCGCTGTCTGCTGTTTGTGCGTATAATCCACTAGTAGGCGTTCCAAAACTAAGAGCTCCAGATCCATCTGTTTTCAAAAAAGTGTTTGCAGCACCATCAGCAGTCGGAAAAGTATAAGCGTTATTAAAGGTTATATTGTTACCTGTAGAGTTTAATTGTAGTATGTTATTAGTTCCGTTTTTAAATAGTACGAACGTACCACTTAAATCGAGCGTTCTGTCGCCTCGTATAGTGCCATCTTGTAGGTAAATACTTTCAGCACTCACAGCCGTTATTTCTGCTCCTGTTATATACTTAGAATTAAAGCCTCCAGATCCATCGGATTCTGCAATAACAAACCTGTCGGTATTTGCTATATTAGCACCCTTTGCTGTGAGGTCGCTTATCTTTATCTCTGCCATTTTCTATCTTTTTGATATAGTTCTCTAACTTTTTTATATTTTCTGCCTTTATCCTGTACTTTCTCATAATACCCACCCTGTCATGTTTGTGTTTTGATCTGGAAAGACGTCCGGAGATGTATTCGAATAATATTCGGGAAAGCTTGTACTATTCGCAATTACGTACTCGATAAATCTTTCCTTGTAGTGCATTGCTATCTGTCGATGTTTTTCTGCTAAAAAATCAATCTCTTCCTTACTTACTGTTTCAGAATTTTCTGCTCCGTGTTTATATACGCCTTTCGCTCCTATAGTATAGGCTGCATTCGGCAAATACATGACCATCGCGAAATTAATCAAAGCCGGTTTAATGTATTCTGTTAATAGTGACAGGTAAGGGTCTGCCAAAGTATCGGCTATAATGTCGGCTTGTATCTTTTCGAGTAGTCTAGTCCCTAGCATTGGCTCAATATGTAAATCCTGAGCCGTAGCAATCCATTGGATAAAGTTATCAGTATCTACTCCTCCATTAGTTCCCGACCATGTGACCAGGTCTGAGCGTGTTATTAATAATGCTTTTGCCATATCTTAACCTTTATAATTTGGGTGATGTCCGTTATTAGGCATATCCTTCGGAGCTATTTTACTATCTGCATTTCCTGAAGGGTTCGGCGTGTAACTTTTAGGTATGTTATTAACTTCTGCCGAACTGCTCAGGCTTTTATCCTCATAATAAGAACCATCCTTTTTCTTTTTTAATCTGTACAGTTGTTCGCTCCATACATGACCACAATTTACGCCTCCTTTAAAGCGAAATAAACTATAATTTTGCCCTTTGTGACCAAATGAATTATTTACGCCTTGAAACGATGCCATATCTATATCCTCCTTTCGATATACTACTCCACTTTTGCTCCTTTGCATCATCTGAACGCAGAAACTTCTAGAGTTGTCAGAGCTATATTTTTCTGAATATTTGTATCGTACTTTATAAATAGATTTATCTAGGTAACTTGTACGATTAGGAAACGACTTAATAATATCTGCAAATTTCTGAAGAGTGCTTTTTTGCTTTTCTGTTTGCTTAATCCATGAATCCAGATCCGTGTTTTCATCACTTACCTCACGCTCATCTATTAACTCCCATTCATCGCCCATAGTTTCACCTTGCAAAGAATCTAGCATTTTTTCGCCTTCCTTATCTGAAAAATCTTTCTGCAATTCTAGACCTGTCTCCTCTTCTTTTTGCTCATCGTCCTCAATGCTTTCCAGATCAGTAAACTCTAAAGGCTTTAAGGTCTTAAAATACAGGTTCAGATTTACCTCATTATATGCTAGTATTGTATCAAAGGCATCAATTAAAAGTTCTCTATAGGGTCGAATAACCATATTCTCAAAAAGTATAAACGAATCCCTGAGCTCATCGGCGTTTGAACTAAATCCATTCTGTGAGGCTATTCCAAATAATAAAGGTGACGTAATTTGATGCCCTAGCATTATCTTTCGTAAACAGGTCTCATTTAATGTATTGTAAAGATCTGGAGCATCATTCACAGGCATTGAATCGACTGTTGTAGCGCTTTCAGAGTTGTTATTGAATGAAATGATAACCTTCTCGCCGTTTGTGCCTGTGAGTTGATTTAAAACCTTGCTTTTAATCATGTGCTGCTCTTCCTGTGTAGGCTGCCCATTGTTAAAGTTTATCACGGCTCTACCTGAAAATCCATTATTGACCTCATTCAAAAGATATTCGGCGATTGATTCCTCAAGTGTGCAGAAAGGCGTCGCACCAACATAGTCGGGTAAAGCGTAATATTTTAATCCTGTACTATATGGCTTTAAAAAATAAATCTCTAGATTTTCATCTGAACATCCGAAAGCCGGTATTCTTTTAGGTACGAACTTTTTTATATCCGCCCAATCGTCACTATAATAATAACCTTCGACCTTGCCCTCATCGTTACACTTTTCGGCTCTTAAAAGTTGTACAGGCATATGGTGAACGGCTGCTATTTTTTTTCTGTCTTTAGTGTAAATCACTTGCATTGCACATTGTCCTAGCATCTTCAAATCCATGCATAACTGCCGAACGCATTGCTTAGAGAAGAGGGTCATCATTTGCGCGTAATCATTAGGCTTTTTATTTGCATCTGTAGCGCTTAACCCTTTGCCATAAATTAAACGGCTCACGTTGTTAATAATTGCGTTGTTCGTTGTGCTGTTTGTATAGCAATCGATTAGAAAACTATAATAATCATTATCTGCTCCGAACTCTACAAAATTATCACGCTTTGCCTCTTTTATTACAGGAGGCTCATAAGCTGCAAGTTCTAGGATGTGAATGTCTTTACTCATAAATTATAAATTCGTTATTTGATGGTCTGCTTATAAACTTACCATCGTTAACTGAATAGGATGCTACAGATTGATTGGTGCAGAATATCCTATCCTTGTGTACTATATCAGTTCCGTTTTTTATTACAAGATTATAAAAGTGATTTTCTGCCAGATCAAAAACTGCCGTAATAGAGTCATAGTAATCGCCGTTAGTATTTGATACAATCGTTACCTGAACCTCTGTATTAGTTTGGTCGTCTGTTATGAACATACTATCATAGAGCTGAGACCTAGGTATAAAACTAAAGGTTTGCTCTGTTAATATATCTTGTAAAATTATCATTCTATTATAATAACTAAAACATTGGTTTTTTGTTTCTTATTCGTTTTTTCATACGAATAATATTTTAATTCTGCAAATGGTCAAATACGAGTTTTGGTGCGTTTTAAGAGCACTTTGTGATAGTTGGCATATCTATACATTAAAAAGTTGAGTTCTGCCATTAAACTAAAATTCCACTATTTTAATCAAATATAATGATTAGATATTAAACAAAAAAAGCACCCCGAAAGGTGCTTATTCACGTTATGAAGGAATATAAAAAAGTATTCTAATTACTTACGATATTGGCATCATCTGTTCCGTTATTAAAGACTGCATCTAATCCATTTGTAGGGTCTTCCTCAGTAGTACAATCGATAAATAATGGAGGCAGTTCTTCCTCTGCTGTAAAGGTCAATTGATAACCATTAAAGTCACCTAATGCTGCACCCGTTCCAATAGTTCCGGCACTAACATCACACCCCTGAGCAAATCCAAGCATAAAAAATTGGTCTGTCATAGTTCTTACTACTATACGAGGGCGACCATATGCTAAAAGTTTAACCTGCTTGTGTGTGACAACGTCCTGACGCTTTAAATTTACAACTAGTTCCTGAGTGAAAAAGGTCGTACCATTATCTCTCGATGAATTAATCGTTGTATTTAGAGAATTCGCTGTCGACTTTAATTCGTATTTATACAAGTTTAAAGCCGTTGCAGTGTCTACAGGCGTCCATGATACAAGCTCATCCTCTTCGTCGGTTGTACCTGTGTCAAAAGTCGCAGAATCCTCATTCAAATCGTCGAAATTGATTATAAATATGGATTTTAGACCGCTGACGCTGTTTTTGCACTCCTCGATTCGCCCGTGGCTGATTTCACAACTCATTTTTTAAAGTTTTTATTGTTTATAATAAAGAGGGTATTGCTACCCTCTCGTTAATTAGTCATCTATTAGTTAGCAGAATTAACTACTCCGTATGTTACGATATCGTCAACGATTGCGTACTGAGCTCCACAAGCCATACGCATGATAATTCTAGCGTTGTTTGAACCATCTAGGTCGCTCATGTCTAGGATTTTCACTTCTTGTAAATCCGAATTTAAAGAGCATCCAAAGAACAAGTTTGATTTTGTTGTAGCCATTGCTGTGTTATCTGCTAATCCGTTCGCCATAAAGATCTGGATACCATCGAAAGACAACGCACCATTATCGTACCATTGAGTACCTTGTGCATTTGTTCCGTTTGCTCCTAATCCGGCAGTAGCAAATCCTCCGAGAGCTCTCACATAAGATTTTGCGATATTTTGAGAAACATAAATTTTCAAATCCTCAGCGCCGTAAAGGCTTGAAGGGATTGCGTCAACAATTGAACCAAGCTCATCGATTACGTTTGCAGCCGTTACTGTAGTTCCGGCAATCTCCTGAGCAGCCGGTAGTCCGGCATCAAGTGCTACCTGTGTCATAATTCCGTCATACTCTCCAGATGTAGAATCATCACCTCTCCAAAAGTTTACTTCGTTTCTTGCAGCAACTTTAGACGCAACATAACCCAAAAGATAATCTTCGAAAGATTTTGGTAAAGTATCAAAAGATGAGTAACCTTGTTCGATTCCCATATAGGTGTTATGAAAGTCTAATTTACAAAGCTCTAGGTTTACCTGTAAATCTTTAACTTCTAGAACTCTTTCAGTTAACGTAATAGCGTCATCTGTAGAGGTAAAGTCACAGGATGCATCAGAAAGTACGTCTGTTAAAGCGACTTTTTGCATTACTTGCTTAAATTTAACATTTGGAAGGATTTCAACTCCTCCCTTTTCAATAGTGGGTGCTGATAAAAGACTAGCAGCCACGTATTTACCGGCGAATTCTCCGGCGTAGCTCGTCGTTATAGACGCGATTGATTTGTTTGCCATTTTTTACTTATTTAATTTGGTAAATATATTATCTAATAAAGTCTTAGGTCTATTGGCTTTAAACTTAAAGACTTCTTTCTCTTCAATGTTTTCAGGGTTGTGAGCGATAGGCTCGGCTGCCGGTTCTAAACTTTCCGTTTTTTCCTCAGACAACTCTACAGTTTCAGTTTCTGCCTCTTCTGTTTGGATCTGGTCTTTACTTAATAATTCAACTTGTGCTTTAAGGTCTTCGTTCTCTTTTTTCAAAGCTTCGATTTCAGTAAAGAAAGTTTCTTTTACAATTGATTCAACTGTTTTCTTTACGGGTTTTTTCTCTTCTGTCATTTCTTCCTCTTTCTCATCGTATCCGGCTTCTGTTTCTTCCTCTTCTTTTTTCTCTTCTTCTGCCTCTTCTGCCTCTTTAATTTCAGCGATTACACCCTCCTCAGTTACTACTAAAATCACGCCGTCCTCCATTTTATACTCACCTACAGGTAAAGCAATTTTCTGCTCATCCTCTGTAACTATAAAAATTTCAGCACCCGATTCGAATGAATCAGCCTCTACAACAGTCACCCCGTCCTCAAGTTTGCGTTGTTCTAGTTCTATTTCCATTCCCAAAAGTTCTCTAACTTTATTCAAAACTGTGTTTGTATTCATTGTATTCATTTTTATCCTTATAATATAATAACTAATAACCAGGTCTAGTGTTTCATTTTCGCCTTAATTCCTTTATGGGTTCTGTGTTTGGCAGTCTGTACAATCTGAGTACAAAGTAGCAAATTTTATTTCATTGCCTCCTGAGGATGCTGTAGATGTAACAGTATAACAGCCGTCTAGATTACTATTTTGAAAGTGTATATAATAAACGGAGCTCAATATCAAACTGCCTGTATTAATATGCGCCTGTATTTGTGTCGAATCTGAGCAATTTGTTAAGGTGTATTTATTTGAGGAGCTAGGTACTGAGGCGTGAATGTTGCCTATACCTTGAGACCATAGAGAACCATCGCAGCATTTTCGGCTGTATGTTTGTCCGTCTTTACAAAGGCATCCCCTAGTTCCTCCTAGTCGTCCAGATCTACTCGTTTTCAATTTGTTTTAGTTTTGATTCTGCCCATCGTTTACCGGCTTTACCTCCCCAAAGCAAATAAGAAATATATCCACAATCTTGTTGGTCGCCTTTCTCATAATATACTTCTGCACGGCTTAAATAGGAGTACATTCTTTTAATAGTATCTACTGAAACAGGTTCTTTATTTGCAAGTTGCTGAGCTCTCACTTTTCCGACCTGAGTAGCGCATTTATTATTTACTTTTTTATTTAGTTCTATACCTCTTTTAGCGTTATTACTTACTGCCTGAGGATAGTCTGAATAAGATTCTGCCTTTATATCCAAAAGGTCTTTTAAAGCCTCTATAATTTCCTCTTTTGCATCGTTACGTTTACCCATTTCGTACCTATCTGCAAAATACCCCTCTATAGAGAATCCTTTGACTTCACCAGATCGTGCTTTTGCATAAAGTTCGTCGTCGTCAATCTTTGCCGATACCATCCACGTACCTACAGGTGCATCTATTCCATATAATGCAGTCTTATCCTTTTCCGTGTTTTCTACAATCCAAGATTCTACAAATGTCACTCCGTTAATTTTATCCTTATGTTCAAAGGTTGCATTTTTGTGATTAGACTTTTTAAAGAATAATTCGGACGCTTTTCGTACTGTATCCTTAGAAAAATAGATATAATATTCATCTCCTTTTTCGTTACGTCTGTATATGCTTTTATCGGGTATTAATGCAGCACCCATTAAAATGCGCTTTTCCTCATCTATTTCCTTGAGTAGTATTTCATGTTTATTTAGGGCAATAAAATCCGATTCGATTGCCGGTTGTTCAACTAAACTAATCGCCTCTACTCCTGAGGTCTCATCTGATTCGTCTATTATGAGCTCTATTACTTTCATATTATAATAACTAAAATTTGTTTATAGTGTTGCATTTTCGACCCTATTCCTATCCAATGCCTGTGATGTAGTTACCTCTCCACTTACTACATAAGCCTGAACGGGTTGCTGAGAGCCTTGTTGTAAGGCTGCAAGTTGATTAATACCGGCATCGCCCACAATATTAAACTCCGGCGATATAGTAGTGCCTCCTCCACCTCCTCCACTTGGAGCAGTTCCTGAGGGCGCACTCGCACCTCCTCCTAGTTGTGCGATTCCTTTCGCTGCTGCTGCGATTTGGGCAGCAATAGATATACCGGCAGCGATATTATTTTGAACTACCAGACCGGCTGCTGCTGCTGAACTTGCTCCGGCTGTTAATATAGCAGTCGCTGCACCTTGTGCTGTAATGGCTGCATTTGCTGCCTGTGTATTTACGACAGTTTTAGCAATAGATACGGCTGTTTCGGCTGCGATGCCTATGGCTTGGAGTTTATTATTCTCTCCGGCAAGTTCTTTAAATAAACCAACGGCTGCCTCAGCATTAGCGAATTGTGCTTCTTGTATTTTTTGCTTTGCATCTGCTGCTAGTTTTTCCCTTTCCAGATCTTTCTGCCTTGCCTCTTCATTCGTTTTAATTATAGAATCGGCTGCCTTTTTATTATCCTCAACTTCTTTATTTCTGAGCTCAGTTCTAAAGTCTACAATGCCACTCAATAAAGCCTTTTCCTCATTGAAATATTTTAACCTTATTTCTGCCTCCGATTGTTTTTCTTGTTCTAGATAAAGGTCGTTTAATTCTTTGCGTTCTTCAGCAGTCAGTTTTGTATTTTTTTCCGTGTTTTCCCTGAGGCGTCTAAACTTAACCTCGTTTAGTTTTATATCTTTTGCTAGTCCTTCCTCTAGTAGGTCGTTTTCCAGATCCTCAATCTGTCGCGCTGCATCTAAACGATTTTTTAAATAGTTCTTATAATTTTGGCGACGTTTTTCTAGTTCTGCCTTTTCTCTTAAAGTTGCATCTGCCTCAACTGCTGCGATTTGGTTATTAATTTCAACAAGATTTTGAAAATTGTTAGTTCTTAATTGCTCCTGTAGCCTATAAAATGCTTTTTCATTTTCTTCCTTGTTTTTGTAAAAGTTTTTTCCGGCTGAGGATAATCCTTTTTGAATTCTAATTTGAGCCGCTGCGTTTGCTTTAACATTCGCCTCTAATTGTTTTAAGGCTGCCTGTTGGTCTGCAATAAATGCCTCTTTATCACGTTTTAATTGTGCTATTCTTTCATCAGTAATTTGTTTATCTATTTTACTGATTTCTTTAGCGTTACCCTGAGCTAGTTTTTTCTGTGTTTCTAATTGCGCTATTCTAGCGTTTGAATATCTTTGTTCTAGTTCTGCCGTCTTTTTTAATTCGTCTCTATATTCTTTGGCTGCGTCTATTGCTGCCTTTTCTCTTTTTCTTTGCTCTTCTGCATTTTTTAATCTTTGCTGTTCTAGTTTATCCTCTTCAAAACTCGTTAAGCCTATCCAATCCCCAAAGTCTTTTAACCCTTGTATTATTGGGTCAAATAATCCTAGTAATTTATCAAAGTTTGCAATAAGTAAACCAATACCTACAACTAGCGCACCAATACCTGTAGATATTAATGCGATTCTAAAGGCTTTTAAGACTCCTGTAGTCGTTCCTGTTACCGTGGCGTATGCTGCTGTTGCTGCTGTTACTGCGTTTGTTTTCGCAGCCTTTAAAGTTAGCATTAAGGCGCTTTCTTTCTCGAATGCAGTCGCTACCTGATTAATGCTATTCATTAAGGTCTGCGCTGCCTGTAATTTTACAAGCGTCTCACGTAGTTTTTCACTCTCTACACCACTCAATGCCATAGCGCTCTGTATACCTCCGTACACGGCTACCCCTGTCGCTACCCCTTGCATCGCACCCTCTAGAGTTCTTTGGTCGTCTGCAAGTCTTTTTGTTTCGTTTTGGATATCTATATACCTATCCCTTAATTGAGCAGCCTCCTCTAATGCTTTACGCCCTACAGGGGTCTCACGTCCGGCACTCAGGGCAATGGATTGATACGCCTGTATCTGTTTGTTCATGTCCCGAACATTCAAAGGCGTTTCTTTAACTATCTTGTTGATATCCTCAAGTTGCTGCTCATAAGGTTTACCAGATTTTAATACAGCGTCATAGGCTTTTTTAGTGTTGCCTATCTCCTTATTGTACTCCTTAAAGTCCTTAGTTGCCTTATCAGCGTTCTGATTTATCTTTATGTTTATAGTTCTATTTTCTGCCATTGCTTTCTGCTTTTAGTTTCTTCAGGTATTGCTCTCTTTTTTTCTGTTTATATATCGCTTTAATTCCTGTCTCATAACTATAGAGTCCTTTCGCTATTTGTATGTTTTCCGATGCTTCTAAAAAGTCATCGATCTGGAGAATATCAAGTATATTTTTAAGCATCTTGTAGTATGTATATTTTGCTAGTTGTTTGTGTTCCGTTTCTGTAAATGTAATCAATGTCAACAGTATAGATTTGACTGTCCCCTCCTTCTGTTCTTATTCTGTCACTATCCTCCGTGTTTATGTAGTCGACATTATCCTCAGTTTTTAGTACTGTAGTCGTTCCACTATTATCGGGTAGCGTTACCTCTACAATCTGCTCCTCAGTTATATTAGAGGGTGATATAGATACGCCTGAATCAGAGCTTGATACCCTTGCACGGGTTGCCTCTTTAGGGAACAAGATAGGCACGTCTATAGTTTGCCTTTCTTTATCTATAGGTATTACTATCGGTTGATTAGTTCCTGTGTCTACAATTATAGACCTAAAGTCATTAATCAATACCAGATCAACGTCGCCACTATTAAGATTCGTTTTTATAGACTCAATAATATAGCGTTTATCTCTAATTAAAAGCCTGTCATTTAAGCGTAAGGATGTTAATAGACTAACGGGCAGATTAGCCTTCATATTATAGCGTCTGTTTTTTAGTTTAAACAGGTTGCTTAAATAACCAAAATAGTATGTTTCGAATAGTGTATTTTGTTCGACAAATCCCGTAAAGGTGCTAATTTCAGCATTGAAATTTAGTGTAAAATTTTCCGTATTTACCTTGACATCTTGACCGAAAGGCATATATTCCGTAATAGTTTGGTAATTATTACCATCGTAAAATTTAAAGGAGGTAGGCGTTTCGTCATACATATACAACAGCATCGGCTTCGGGACGTAGGTATTAAAGTCTTTATCTATCGTAAACCCTACTTGTAAATCCGTGCCTGTGAACTTGTTAAATTTCATGTTCTCAAATGGCTGCTCTATTTTGTACTCCCCTCCATCGTAATCAAATGCGATCTGGGCATCTCCATACTCCCGATTAAATAACTCTCTAAATTGATTGTTTAGTATGTTTTCACTAGGTTCATATTTGAGCTCTATAGACCTGAATAATTTTAGCCTATCAACCTTTATAGAATTCACATCAACGTACTCCGTGACGTCTATAATATCGCCTTTTAAATACCAATCATCAATTGGCTCAATTTGAAATACATCCTTTTCAAGTCCGTAACAGGTTAAATTAAATTCTTTTAATATAGCACTAAAAAAGTCGCTCACCTTCATATCGGGAAGGTATGCGATAGGGTCGATATTTCCTGTTAAGACATTAGAAGAGTCTGCAAAAAATTCGTTTGTATAAAAAGAGAATCCCGTACCTACTCCTGAGGGGTCGCTACCTTGTTGAAAATATTGAGCTCTTACTACTACAGTATTGCTTTCGGTTGCCTTAACTCTAAACTTAATAACGTCCTGAGTATTTATCTGAAAGTTTTTTCTTTTGTATGCAATTTGCTGAATCCCATTAGTACCTGTAAGCGTTGTGGTCACTACATCGTTCACAATAACATCAACATAGTATTCTGCTGTAGTGCTAGAACTAAATATATCTAAAAGTACCTTATGCTCTATCTGTGTTTCCCAAAACTGATTAGAGGGGTTCACTAGAAACGCATCTAAAAAAGTAATGGGTTGTATTGTTAGCGTGTTCTCGGTAAGGTCAAAATAATCTAAATAGGTTTGTGTGTTGGTAGTATACTCTCCTCCTGTGGTAAAGTTAACCTCTTTTGTATTTGTAAAAAATTGGAATTCATCTTTGTTCTGGCAATACAAAAAACAATTTTGAAAGCGTTTATCTTGTAGAAAAGTACCCTCAAAATCGATATTATATTGTATCTGTATCGCTGCAAATATGCCCGATATTTTGACAGCCGGAAATAATTCGCTCCATTGTATAGCTCCCGTGTTCGTATTTATGTCGTCATTAGGTAGCTGAGGGTTGTCATATTGTAGATATCTACGGGTTATTAAAGGGTATCGCATTGTATAGTTCGTACTCCCGTCCGTTATTCTATCCTGTATATTTGAACCCGTGTAGGCGTGTCCGAAGGTTTGCAGATAACTCAAGTTGATTAGTTTATCGTCGCCGAATTTATCCTTTAGGCTAGTGATATCGCCGTAAAATGTGATCTGGTAACTATACGGCTGATTATCTTTTATTTCTGCTTTCTCTAGTTGTATCTTTCCCCTTCTAAAAGTAGTATAGTCTATTTCAATAAATGCCTCTCTTCTGATATTGGCATCAAACTGAGTAGATACATCTTGAAGGTCACCAATATCTGAATTATAAAAATGCGAAAAAATAGCGTCATTATTTGGGGTCGAAGGACATGAAAAAGTTTGCGAAAAGTCTGTAAATACTTTACTAATATCCTGAACATTCTGCTGTGAGCTTGTGACGTTTATCTGCTCATCTTGAAACAAGTCTAATTTTTGACCCTCTATAAATACCTGAACCTGTCTCATTAAAGTACGTTATTAATCATGTCATAAGCGAATTCAAAATCTAGGCTGTAGTTTATCATTCCATCATTTAGTCCCGTTTGCTTTTGAAGGCTTTTTTTCTTTACCTTAACAGGAACGTACTCCGTGTTTACCTCATAATCTAAAAGAGTTATTCTTTCACTAAATAAGAGCTCCTGTAAATAATCAGCATAATCATCGTTAACCCAACCTGTATTTAGTTTTATGATTTCCTTTCCGTTAATATTAAACTCCTTATATTGTCCATTATGTGAACTCGTATAGGGTAGCGTTTTGGGATTAAATTTGTATTCGTTTGCTTTTATCTGTATAGAGCGCTTTTTAACCTTCTGAAAGAATATTCTTGACCAACTACCATACCGATTAATAAAGTCTATTACTACAGGCTGATACTTTGGCTCACATTGAGGTTTAAAGTAAGCCGTCCAGATCACAGTAGTACCTCCGGCTAAAAATTCCACTTTGTTGCCATTAGGTGCATATGTTAAATAAACCCGTGCATAACTTTTAACGCCTTCACTTGTGGCTGTATCTGTAAAAGTTGCGCCCGAGACCAGGTCTGTGTACTTTACAACGTCGCCGATATTCATCTCGCAGTCAAAACTACCCCAAACGCCATTACCTTGAGAGGTTAATATACTAGCGTCATAGTTATAGAAATATGTTCTTTCATCTAGTAGCACCCTCGGAGTAGTAGCATTATATCCATCCATGTAGTAGTTATATCCATCTACAAAAGTACCCGATTCTGTAGTACCTACCTGTGAGTATGTGCTGCCTACTAGCTTAAATTTTTTGAGCTCATAGTTTACTAAATAATTCGTATCAGTATCTACGCCATAGGTTAATCCTGCGCCTGTTTGCCAATCAGTAAAACCAAAGTACTCTCTAGCATATGGTGATACATTGTAATAGGTTGCCGTGTTGGTTGTAGAGGGTATTAATTTAGAGAGGGTATATGTAGGGTTTGATGTACCTATATCAGTCTCAAAATAAAGCTCTACTTTACTGCCTTCCTGTCCCGATTCATCAATCTCTATTATATAGGGTGACCTTGCTAATCTCATGCTAATTTTTTAAAGTTCTCGTTTGTTATTGTATTAAATAAGTTAACCATATCAAGCGCATATTTTTCTGTAACTGTTTTAGGTAGTTTCTTGTAATACTTCTCGAATGGTCTAGTGAAAAACATAGAGGGTTTAATACCTCTCCTCCATATGCTTCTTATAATGGTTCTAGACGTCTGCTCATAACTCATAAACTTACCCGTTTCTTTGTCTCTGAATTGTATGCGTTTCTGTTTTACCCATTTATTAATGCCTTTAGTCAATCCTCCTGTTTCACCTGTTCCAGATCCAAATCTGTATCCACTTAGACTCTTACCACTAGATACACCTTTAACTCCCCTGTCTTGATACCATCCATATTCTGCCATCTCAAAAGATATCTGTATACTGTTTTTAGATTCTTTAACATATGACTTTAGGCTATTGGCTAATGCTCCCGTGTTTTTGGGTAGTCCTTTTTTTGCCTCAGCGATAACCTTATCCCTGAACGTGTCTAGTATCTTTTGTACCTCTCCCTTTTTCATTAGCAGATAGTCATATCATTAGGGATTAATACGTCTAAGGTTAGCGTCCAACCGGATAGGTTGTTTTCCATGCGTTCCGTGAAAGGCTCACAGGTAGGGTCGCCGTCAACTTGAAATTTATCAGTATATAAGTCGCCACGTTTTAACAATTCATAACAACGATTCTGTACTGCTAACATAGTATTAAGTACATAGAGCTCATTATCGTTACCCGTAAATTTATCCGTTGTTTCATCCTTAGATATGTCTACAATATCCATCGCCAAAAGACTCACATTAAATCTGATTACATTGCTCTCAAATGTCGCTTGATTTACCACTATATGCACCAACGGAAATATGCTTTGTTTATTCAGGTCGATATCAAACAGGTCGCCCTGTGATACAGTATTTATTAAAGCATCATTTTCAAAGTGCTGTTTTATTTTATCTATTAAGTCGAAATAATTCATTTTTTTAATTGGCGTTTAATTTCTCTGTCTTCGATTTCTGCTTTTTCTTTTTCGAACGTGAGATAGGTAAGACATTGAACAAGGGGTAATTTGGTGACAGTATCGAATTTTGTAACGTCTCCGTTAGCACATCGATAGATGCTTGTATACCATGACCATCGTCTGGAAAACTGAGCTCTTTCGGAGTATTCGCTGAATCCTTCATTTTCATCAGTTCGCGATGAAAAGAGTCCTTCAAAACGTTTAACAATTCTGTCCCGATATCGTAAAAAAAAACCGATGCACCCAAAGCAACATCCAAAGGTGCGAACTTCATGAGCTCCTGCATATCCGGATTAGGTTCATAGTCTATAATGCTGTACTTATCTTTATACTCTTCCTTTATTGGTCTGTACATGACAGCCATCGCTTTATGGTAAGTGTTCCAATTTTGTAGGTTATGCTCGATGTCTACATATTCCCCAAAACTGATATTATCTAAATTAGAAATAAAGCCAAAGGTATAGTTTTGGATTTTGAACTGTCGTATTAATTTAGGTTTGTGTTGAAAGATATTTGTAAAGTGCTTTACCAGATCATTAAGGTCTTTTAATCTTATCTGCATTACTTCCTTTAATTCTATACCACAAAATATCTGTATAGTCTTCTGAGCGATGAACTCCTCATCGTTGCTCTTATCGCGCATTTCTATAAACTTTTGATACCTAGTTAAAGGTATTTCACTCATAGAGGTTGGTACTGTTATATCTATTTTCATTGTTCTTATATTAATAACTAAATATCCGTGTTTTTGTTATCCGTGTCTACATAACCGAATAACTGCCATAATTCTGATTTAATCCTAGGGTCTCCATTTCATGATAGCGTACAGCGTCTAAGGCGTGATTATATTTATCGATTGGCTTATTAAGTCGTTTGCCTTGTTTGTCTGTATCCCAACAGTAACTCCTGAGCTCTTTAATTAGGTTTATGCTGTTCTTTGTCACTAGGTAATCCTGTCGCTGCATGACATCAATACCATAGTTAATAGAGTCCCTTCCTTTAGTTGCTCCCTTTATTAGAACTCCGTGTTTCGCTCTTCTGATTTCCTCTATACTTTTAGGCTCAGCGCTATCTGCTACTATCATCACATCGGTAGGTAGCAATCGAGCAATATCTGAGTTTAACATCTGCGTTTGGTATGCCACTTCGTTGAGGATTCTTTTATCATTGTATCTGTAGATTTCGATGATGGCTGTAGGGTCTGCACTATATCCGAAATCAAGTCCAATGCCGATGAGTCTCGCTTGATCTGGTAAGTTGTCTATTATCTTAAAGTTGTTATATACACATCCCTGAAGAGACCCGACTCTCCCCTCTCCGTACACCTTCCACCAATTTGCCCAATACGATGAGGTTTGTGCTTTGGCTCTGTTCTTTTCTATTTGCTGAACAATACCCTCATCGAGTGCCTCATTATCTTTATAGGTTAGTATTATGAAATCAGCGTCTGCCTCATGCTTTAGTTCGGTGTGAACCCAAAACTCATTAGCCGGATTAAAGTCTAGATATACCTCTCGTTTGGTTCTTATCGAGAGCTCATTATAAGCGTCAAAGGTTACATTGTTGCACTCATTAATATAGAGAATATCACGCCTTGCACCTCTCAATCGGCTTGAATCGTCACAACTAAAGAATTCAATAAAACTGCCGTTAGCAAAGTTATAACGCAAATGGCTTTTGTTATATCTGTCATCAACATATCGGTTAGTCCATTTCATAACCTTCAGGAAATCTTTTAGAGCTCCACGCCTTAGATGAGGTATTGATTCACTCACAACGCTTATTTCCAGATCGGGGATTGATGTAGCCTTATGGATTAATATCGGGATTGTTCCCATTGTTTTACCGGCAGATGTTCCTCCCTGTATTATCTTAATCCGTTTTTTTAACGCTAGGATTTTATTTATCGCTGTCGTCCTCTTTAACATCAGGAAATAAAGGTTGCTCTATATTGGTCTGCTCAATCTGCTGTACAGGTGAACCATAGGCTGAATCTAATAATTTTTGGTATGCGTTGACATCACCCTCCCGTGCTTTTTTTATTAGTGCCAATGTCATTAAGTCCTCCTGTGAAAGAGTCTCTTCTATGTCAGTTATAGGATTGTTTTTATTCTGTTCTAAGGCTAACCATTTACGTGCCGTGCTGCTCCTGTTCTTTGAGCCTTTAGGTCTTCCCTTTGGATTTCCCGATTGCCCTTTCTTGAATCTTATTAGGTTCTCTTCATTTGCCATAATTCTCTGTTGTTTCTTTGTTATTAGTATCTGTAGTTTCTTTATTGTTGTTTACTATAGTTATGTGATTAGTGTTTTCATAAATCACCTCAACATCCTCTCCAGAGCTCAGGAATCTGCCTTGTATTTCCTGTATTCTTTTCTTGTGTCTTATTGGATGCCCTTTTATTATTATCATGTTCTTTGTACTTGTATAATATTCGTTTTTTTATTAGGTAGGCTTTCTTTTCTTTTGTATCGCCTTTTCCTATAAAGGTTCGTTTTTTTGCTGAGACCTGGTCTATGCATTTCCAGATCTTATCGACTGTAAACCATGCGAATTCTGAGCCGTCCCACCATACCCAAAAATCTGCTTTTGTAGTACTCAGAGCTGAGGGTTTATTATTAAACTCTACTTCGATGAGAATGTTACCCGTGTGTTTACTTTGCTCATCAGATTTCACCTCTATTCTTTTATCTATTTCGGGGATGTAAATATCGTAATCTTTAAAATAACCTTCGACTTTATACGCCTGAGGGTATTTCTTTTTTATCATCGATAAAACTTTGAGCTCTATTTGCTCCCCTCTTTTTAGGTCTCTTTCGAAGGTGTTATTTTCATTCATAGGCTTCGTAAACTTTTCGCATTTTGTTAACGATGTCTCTGATGCAACTTTTACAATTAGTGTCGCCTTGTTTAGTATTGAATACTCTGTTGTATATTTCTAAAAGCCTTCGTTTTCCTGAGGGTCTGACTGTTCCGGATTGTTGAAAGAAATCATTTAGCCATTGGTATTCGTCTTCCTGTAGGCAGTTCGCTTTTCTGTATCTCCAGATCTCATTAAGGCGCTCCTTTCGTTCATCACAGCCACAATCATCACCGGCTAACCATTTAACTACTGACTTGATACCTGTGGCTTCTGTAATCTTTTCTATTGTATCACCTAGACCCTCGGAAGGTTGTGATGCTTTCCATTCTTTGTATTCTTTAGTTCTTTTGTCTAAAGATTCATAGTATTCCGTGTTTTTTTCCATTTCTATATTTTTTCGTAATCACCATTTATAAAATCCTCAAAGTCCTCAGCGCAATTTTCTCGGAGTCTTTCCTTGCAATATTTAATTGTTCTAAATATGCTCACGTATCCGATTCTAGTCTCTTCTGCTGCCTCTCTAAAGCTCCATTTATTTTCTCTGTACAATTTGAAGAGTTTTTCATCGTACCAATGCCATGACTTCATTTCCTTGTTGATTTTTGCCTCTAGTAAATATTCGGCTTCATGTTTAGAGATGTAGTCATAATCTACAGATAGATGTTTGATTTCATCCAGATCAACCTTCGGATGCTTTTGTCTTTCCATGCACAAACTTTTAAATATGTTTCTTAATGTCCAAAATACATAAGGTTTGTTTACCTCTCCGTTTTTTCGTATAATTTTACTAACCTCTCCGTATTTCGTTAATCGCAAATACATCTCCTGAACGATATCCTCAGCATATTCATGCTCTCCGTAGCTCTGTACGATTCTAAGGTAATCGTTGTGATATTCTGCGACCTTCTTAAGCCATTCCATTGATTAGATTCTAAACAAATATAGAAATTTATTCCTAATATGTATAGACGTAGATATGAACAAATAGTTGTGAATAAAAAAACCACCTACTCACTTGGCTAAATAGGTGGCTATTTTTAAAACATAAAATTCAATACCTTGAAAGGTAACAAAAACATTACAAATATAATAAAAAAAGCGCTCCGATCTGGAACGCTTTCTTTTTGTTATTTGTTTGTGTTTATGCGTATATATTAAAGCCTCTTAATTCTTCATTTTCTCGTACATCCCACTTGTTTATGTAGCAGTTCATTATTTCCTCATCTTGTAAACCAAAACACGCACCATTTTCAACGCATACTACTACAAGCTCCCCCCACTTCTCTTTTTTAACTTCATAAATATCACTATTAATATTTACTACAATATCATTATCTAATGCCCAATTGATTTTGGCTAGATAAACCTCTTTAGTTAATTCTTTAGTTTCTGCTGTGTAAAATTTTAAGTTTTTCATTTTTTCCTTTTTGATTATGGTGTAAAGATAATACTTCTTTTTGTATATACAAATATTTTAGCACTTTTTTTTATTTTTTTTTAAAGCAGAAAAGACGCCCTGAATAGAACGCCTTTCGCAATTATTAATCAAAAAGGTAAACACCTAAGGACAAAGATAATAATTAAAATGGTAAATCATCATCTACCTCCTGTTTAGTTTCTACTTTTTTAGGTTGCTCTTTTTGTACGTTACCAGATCCATCCTGTTGCTCCTTCTTTTCAAATGTAGCAGCGAAATATTTATCGCCTTTTTTAGATGTATTGACCCACATAGCAATACGTACCTCTTCACCATTCACAACGCCCTCACCTTTATAGTCGGGTTGTGTTTCTTTTTCTTTGTAATTGTTTTTAAAAATTACGGCTGTGTTATTCTTTCTTTCCATTTTTATTAATTGTTTTACTTATTATATACTCACTCATGTTGGCTCTGGAACGTCTAGCGTTTTCTTTGAGCTCTTCCTTTTCTTGTTTAGTTAGTCTTATTATTACTACCTCTGTTTTACGTGTTTTCATTGTATTAGCGTTTGATAATATTCTCGGCATTGCTCTACTCTTTCATAGATGGATTTTACGACATCTTTGTCATATCTTACCTCAAATATTTTTATTCGTTTTTTTGGAGGTATATGGTCAAAATTATGCTTTGCCTCCACGTCTGCTCTGAGCTCATCAGATTCATCAATTAAGTGATGCTTCCAATGCTCCCGACGTATTTCATCCTCTACTATCTGGTAAGGAGTATTCACAAGGCAATAGGCTAGTATTGATTTTCGTTTACCTGTGAGTGCCATATACCCCTGTAGTTGATAAAAATAATCCTTGTTTGGAATCTCTTCAGCAAACCATGGGAAGGTGTTAGCGTCATAAGAGCTCTTAACATCTAGTAGACAGTTGTCCGTGTTTACGTCCGGCGTTCCTGTTATGTAATCGTTTTCAAAATGCTCCTCATTTTTATACATAAAACCGAAATCACAGACTTCCTGAACCAGATCAATAGAATTCCTTTCGACCTCTATACCCTTATCTGTGTAACGGCTAGAGAATTCTTTTTTTATTCCATACATTTGCTCAATGGCTAGTTCCTGTAGATAACTTTTACAGGTCTTACTAAGTACCTCGGATTTACTTCGTGAGTTGGTCATTATTTTCCCGAGGGAACTGCTCCGAACCTTCAACATATCTCTAGGGTTTTTAATTGGTTAGTACTTAAATTAAATTCTGCCTTCAATTTATCCTTAGTATAACGTCCTTCATCTACAGCCGTCAGAGCTTGATTAAATTCGTCTTTTGATAGTTTTCTTTTGGCTTTTGGCTTTGGATCTGGAGAGCCTTGTTTTATAGCATTCGCTACTTCCTCATAAGATGCTACAGATGTCTCTATACCAATTCCTAAACTTCCCAAAGCTCGACCCCATGCAGACGTTTCACAGTTCTCTACATACGATGTTTTATTGATGAAGGTGCTTCCTTTAATCTCTTCTGCTAGTCCTGTCGACTTAATGATACCTTTATCGTCTTTAATGATTGCTTTAATCATTACTGAGGTGTCCGTTTTTTCAATGACTTCGCTCTCTAAGCTCCATCCTTTGTAATTTTCTCTAAAGTATCGGAGGCGCTCATTCACCTCTACGTACTCCTTTCCTTTAATGTTGATTGATTTTAATTGTTTCATAACGTGTTTATTTATTTTTAAGATATAATTAATTTTTCTCTAAATGCGAAAAAGTTTATAAAGTGCTTATCAAAATCTTTTTTGCAGTTATCGCATAAATGCCTCGCTCCATAGTTCATTTTACCATACTCAAATAATTCTCCAGAACTCTGATAAGTTGTCGATAATGTATGTTTGTAATTTTTATCGTTTACTTTTCCACATTTATCACAGGCATATTGTACTCCTATTCTCATAATTTTACTTTTTATTTATTGTTCCTGTTCCAATAATTCTTAATAACTTCTAAGCGATTTGGTGATATATCCATCCACTTTTTTACTTCTTTTTCTACTTTGCTAAATTCATCCGATGACGCCATAGCATTACGTATTTTGGGATTAGCATTACATAAGTAAATAATATCCTTATCTGAAAATTTATCTGTTTTTACCATGTCTTTTTTTTGATTAATAACTGATACAAATATAACTCTTTTGTATATACAAAGCAAATTATTCAAGATTTTTTTTCTTTTCCTTGTAGGTTTCTATTATTTCCCTGAGCTCTTCCCTTGTAAACTTTCGGATCTGGTTAGCCTTTTCTGCTAGTTCATCAGTTCGCTGCTGTCCTATTCTTTCAACTATGTTTTTAGAGTAGTGTATTAGGTTGCCACTCAGATAATGATTACAGCGTTTGCATTGCCCGTGACAATTATCCTCATCAAACGTAACAGATTTATGTCCTCCTGAGCTCCATAAATGACCGGCATCAAATAACTTTCCTAGTTTACCCTTGCATGATATACAAGTTTTATTTTTGTCTCTTTCCCTTATGTAACTATTGAAATACTTTTGTGCTTTTTTCATTAAGCTCTGAACTGTTTCAAGTTCGTTTTTTAGTCGCTTTTTTTCCTTTTTCCAATTCTTAACCTTTGCCGTTTCAACCCATACCTTAATGCATTCAGATTTAAAACAATACTTTTGATTAAAATGCTTTGATTCAAATTTTTGTTTGCAGTTTTTACAGCGTGGCATATTACTCCTCCTCTTCTCTGATATATATAAGCATTTCCTCCAGATCACAGTCCTCACTGCATGACCAGGTCTCTACATATCCAATTTTATCCTCAATTCCAAAGTCATAATATGAATGAGTTGACTGCATTGTCATTTCGTTATCACACAGATGGCATTTCATAATTTAAGTTTTTTTATTATTAATTCTAAGCATTTCACTACTATACTGTTTCCGGCTTGTTTGTACGCTTGACTATCTGAGCATGACCATGTAAACGAATCGGGGAAATCCATAAGCCTAAAGCATTCCCTAGGCGTTAATCGTCTAATGCTATTATGTTCCGAAACAACTTGCCTACATTTTCCTTGCCGTACACCGAAACCCTTGTAATAAGATGCATCCAATCCCGTACAAAAATCTTGATTAAAGCTTTGATTTATTTCCTTTTCATATTTATACGTGGTCATTATTTGTTTTGGTTGTTTGTAATCGGTTGCACTAAGGCAACTCATAAAATCGAAATTTTCATCGTATACACTACCACGCTCGCCTCCTTTGTTTAAATTGGCAATTTCACCAAATGGCTTTTTTTTGAATGTTATTTTTTCGAGCATCTTATCACTTAGATAATATTTTTTATCGACTCCAGACTCCAATACATCCCTGAGCTTGGTTTGTAGTATCTGCTCTTTTGCCCATCTAAAAGACAATTCCAGATCTGCACGTATACCCACAATAAAAACCCTTTCCCTGTTTTGAGGTACTCCGTAATCTTTGGAATTTATTAATTTCCAATATATGTGATAAGGTACTGAATCCTCATACGGAAATATCACAGGTAAACCATTCACAGATTTACCCCCTAATATAGTAATCCATTCTTGAAAAGTACGCCCATCGTTGTCGTATAATAAACCCTTTACATTTTCAAAAATAAAGTATTTAGGTTTGTTCGTTTTTATGAACTCATGACTATTAAAAAACAATATGCCACGTTTATCAAGTTTACCTAATTTTTTACCGGCAAGGCTAAACGCTTGGCATGGTGGTGAGGTCATATAGATGTCTAAGCTCTCGGTAGGTATTTCCCTTTCATAGACATCTTTAGGGTAATATTTAGGCTCTCCATAGTTTTCTATAAATGTCTGCCGTGCATATTTATCCAGATCACAAGCGAAAACCTCATCGTATTCAATTCCTAAACGTATCAACGCCTGATTAAATGCACCTACTCCACTAAAATCGCTCCCTACCCTTATCAAAATCCCTCTTTTTTTATTTTGTTGGCTAATTTATACCTATCAACTTCATGCTTTAAATCGGCTATATGCATCTGATGCCTTAGATTTATTTTACATTCTTGATAATAGAGCTCTTCAAGTTCTCGAAATACGTTTTCAAATTGCTCAACATCGTTTAAAGATTCAATCATGCTGACGATTAAATCATTTCGATGAGGATTGTTTTGTTTTAAATCCTCTATACTTGCCTTTAGTTTTAATGTAGTTGTGTGTATGTTTACTTTTGCCTTTAATAATTCTAAACTATCCATATCTCAATTTTTTTAAAGGGTTTACGCCTTGGATTTCAAACCCTAGACCATAATTAAAATCAAAAAAAATGTATTCATCGAGTAGTGTCTGTTTGCCTCCCGAGCTCACGTCTTTAATTTTGTCTACAGATACTAGAGTAACATATTTCATAGTCTCATGCTTTACCAATCTGTGAACAGTCAAAAAAGAATCGGTTCGATTTAGCCACGCCTTACCCCCTTCAACTGATGCAGACATCGGAGGCTTTAAATGATTTTCCCACATATGACCCTTAGGGAATAGATTACCAGAGCGACCACTTTCAGAGGTCGGATGAGTATTTACATATACTGATTTACCTGTTTCGTTGATGTATTGCCGTATCATGTTCAAAAATTCATAATTTGCCTCATATCCAAATTTACGATTTAAAGCCGTAAAAGGGTCTATTAAATAAGCATCAGCATCTGAGCGATTAAACTCCTCAATAAGTTGTTCAGGAGTGTACAGTCTCGAATTATCTATAAAATCAAAGTATTGTTCGATATGCGCTGAATAACTATTTATCTGATAATCCTCCAGATCTTTGAAATTTGTATGTGCAAACATCTGAATAAGGTCGCGCATAATTTGACCATATTGATTCTCAGCTGCGTAAATACAGAATTTTAAATCATGCTTTAATGCTACAGTTAAAAAGTACCAAAATATCCAAAACGATTTACCTACATTATCATGACCACAGATTATAGTGAGCTCAGATTTTTTAAAGACATAATACTCATCAAAAGCGCAATTTATACCTAAGCCTTGTTTAATACGTCCGTGTTTATAATCTAGTAAATATTTAGTGTGAATTCCTTTACTTAACATATCCGTACTTTTTTGCCTGAGTGACTAGTTTATCCTCCTGTTCGTTTTTCGGTAGTTTTTTTAGCCAATTTTTAGCAGTCAAATATAAAGATTTGTATTTAGTATTCTGTTTGTAGTTTTGGATCTGGTCAATAATGTCCTCCGTGTTTTCTTTTCCGTACTCCTCACAAAGTTTATTATGCTCATCTACAGTAATAGACAAATGAGCAAAGCTCCTATATATATCTTTTACTTTTACTTTATCTTTTACGGCTATTTTTGCCATCGGTAAAATGGCATTGCTATCGTCTGCTATTTTCTGCCATCTTTTCTCTGCTCCCTTTTTACCGGCTTTGCGTTTATTTTCTCTAATATTTTCGTATTTCTGTAGGTCTCTTTTTAGATTCTGCTTTATTGGTTCGAATGCTATCTTTACGATTTTATTGTCTGTTTGTGGATTTAAGTCGTTAACATATTTTAATATATGTTTGAATAATTGACCGGCTTCATTATCATCTAGTTCCAAAACAGTGTGAATAATATCACAATATAGAATAAATCCTTTTTTATCTTTTGCCATTTTAAACGTCTATTTTTTTATGAAATTTATACTGTAAAGTTCTTATCTGTCTCATAATCTGAGCAAAGTTTTTTTCTATTTCGTTTAGATAGTCTTCGTTATCTTTTAAAATAAATTTTGCAACTTCCAGATCTATAGTATAGTGCTTTTTTTTCATTCTAAAAAAACGCTTATAGAGCTCCGTATCTTTTTGTAATAATTCATCTTTTAGTATTGTTAAATTCTTGTACTGTTTTACTCCATGAATAACAGTAGCATGATGCACTCCGAAAAATTTGCAAATATGACTAATAGGGATTTTATACTGTTTTAACAGATTAAATAAAAACATTCTTTTGTGAATGATATCCCGATGTCTACGCTTTTCCCTGAGGTTGTGTTTATTAATAATGAATTCAACGTCTTTAATCAATTCCTCCATAAATCAAAGTTATAATTAAACAATAAATGTATTCTAATAGAGCTCTCATAATTTTTCAATGCTAATTATTAAACCTCTCCACCTATCTAATACCCTAATAGCGTCCTCTCTACTTTCAGCGTTTACATATTTAACGCTTTTGATACAGGGAGCGCTTGTATTGCCTCCTAGATATTCCTTATAAATAATTTTGTATTTGTTCATTTGTTCGTCTTTTTGTATTAAATAGTTCATATATAAATCCTCATTAAATGAGTCCCAAAATTCTGTAATATGTTTATTCATTGGTTCATTTTTTTCTCTACCAGATCAATAATTCTCTGAGGGTCATCTATTGGCTGCCCGTCTGTTCTGGTAAGTGTTTCTTTTGCCATCTTTATGAGCTCCGACTCATCTTGTGCGTATGTTATTCTATTTGTAACTGAATTAAAACTAGTCGGATAGGTATTGTCTAATATTGTGTAATCGTATTCACAACGATAATCTATATTATCAACTGCAAAATCTACAATAAAATCCTTAGTGTCGTCGTAATGTATTTCCACTTTACTCATCTCTTTTGAATTTTTTTAATTGCATTCTCTTTTATAGTAGCAATTTCCTCACTACCAAACCATGTTAAAAAATGCAGATTATCAAAACAGATATTGTATTCTTTAATGTCATCCTGTACAGTTATATAGACACTATTTTCATCTATTCCTATACTTATTATTTGAGGTTCTATTGTTATCATCTTACAAATAAATTTAGTAGTACGTAATACATGAGGAACGCACCCCATATAAAGATTATACATTTAATTAATTCTTTCTTTGCTTCTTTCATATCTATTTATTTAACGTATTTGCCAATTTGCTAAATCTTTCATTTAGTCGTTTTATGCATCTTGTATAGGTATCTATTTGGTTGGTGTTTTTATTGTAAATATTTACAAAGTGTGAACCTGAACCGAACTCGTTCGACCATTCCAGATCGTCGATTCTGTTATCAAAGTATTTAATACCTTCCTCGATTTCTATAAGTGTTTCCAATTTTTCTAAACGTGTCATAATTTTAAGTATTGATTAATAATTGTTAATACAAATCTATATAATTTTCAACATTATATACCACTTATTAACAAAAAAAGTTTCAATTATTTTATAAACACCTGTATGTTAGTAAGTTGTTTATTTAGAAAATTCTGTGTGAATCTATGTATTTGCGCATTTTATCCTCCTGATTAGACCTATCGCGCTCTATTTTTATAGTCAACATTCTGCCTCCTATCGGCTTAACAGGTGCACCTCTTTCAACGTGCCACCCTTTGCTACCGTCTCCATATTCCTCTTTATAGCATCCGGTGACCATCAAATGAATATGTTTGTGATTTACATAATAACCCTTGTAAGCGTTGTGCATGATTGTATCTCTGACGTCATTACGTGCAGAATTTTCATGTATATGTCCCATAGTATACACGTCACAACCTTCGTATTTTTCTAAAGCTCTAGTAAGGTTTAACGCTCCTTTGGTTACTACACCACCACCACCAGATCCGTGAAAGTATTTAATTCTTGTTGATATTATCTGAGTGCTGTGAATCATTTTAATCACAAACCAACCTCCATATCCTCCTGTGTGTACGTTTGAGTTACATTTAAGGTTTAACAAGTCCACAAAACGCTGAAGGATATCCGTTTCTTGATATTTAATGACGCCTGTCTCATGATTTCCGTAGCCAATAACTGTTAAAATATCAGCATAAGGTTCAAACCATTCAACTGCTGTTGTAACAATACTATCTAAATATTTTGCATTGTTGTGTTCGGGTCTAATATCTGACTTATTACGTCTATTATCGCCTCTTCCTTGCATTAAACAGAAAAAATCGCCGTTCACCATTACAGGGATATTTTCCTCCTTACAATAATCTAGATGTTTTTTTAATAGTTCCCTATCACACTTCGGATTGTCCCAATGTAAATCTGACAGCATGGCAATTTTAAACTCCCTCCCTTCTATTTGGAGCTCATGAACATTATTACCATGTCGTACTATTTTCATAAATATCTATTAACTAATTTGCCACCTATCCACAACATAAATCCGAGTACAGCAATACAAAAAATAAGCATATAATAATTAGGTTTACGTTGTGATCTGGATTCTGCTTTGGCTTTTTGAACCTCAACGCGTGTAATCATTCGAATAGTATCACGTTTTAGTTTGTATTCTATCCGTGTTTCTAGCCTTGTTTTAGGTATTTCTACGTTCTTATAAAAGACTACAGTATCCTTAGACGTATAAAAATGCTCATATACAATAGTATCATGTTTTATAACAGGTATTGAATCAATAGTTGTGATTCTTATTGTGTCGCTTGTTTTAGTGACTTCTAAGCCCTTTTTGAGTGCCTTTCTATAGTGATAGTTAGCTGAGCATGAGAAAAGCGTTAAAATCAAAAATAAATAGCATATTTTCATGATTCCAGGTCTTTAATCATTTCAAAATGAATATTTGCTATCCTATCCCTACCCTCTTCACTCATTAATAACCTACATTCTGCCTCATTAGTCATAAAAAAGTTTTCCGATAATATTGCACTCATCGCTGTATTTTTTAATACGTAAAAATTAGACTCTTTATCAGCGTCGCCGTCCCTTGTGTCTTTACGCATTCTGTAGGCAGGAAATTCTTTCTGAGCCTTCTCAAATAAAACCTGAGCAATTTCATCGCTTTTAGTTTCGCCTATACTAGTGTAAACTTCCCACCCGTTTGCAGATTCATCACTAAATCCATTCGCATGAATAGAAACATATATACAAGGTTTTTCTGATTCTCTATATATCTGATTCGCTTTACTAGTTCTTTCGCTCAGAGGTATATCCTCCTCAGTATCTACTAAATTGACGCATTCAATGTTTTCGTTTTTACAAAGCTCTATTAATCTTTTGACTATCGCCCTGTTAAATTCGCCTTCGAATAATTGACTACCATCTGACCAGATCGGTGAGCGCTTTCCGGCTGTTTGATATACTCCGTTTATTATACCCCCGTGACCATTGTCAAAAATCCATAAATATTTAGATTCTGATTTCATGGGCTGTCTGCAACAATTGCAAATTTTCATTTTTTATTTATGTCTTTAAAATCCTGAGTAACTTCCTTCGCTCTGGCAAATAAATTTTTTAAACCCGTCCATATATCGACCCCTTTAATGGCTTTTATATTTTCGTTAATAGAAACGACCTCAATAGATACTAAAGTCAACGCTAAAACTTTCGTTGTAAGCATTTCAATACTAAAAAACGATTGTACTATATCATTCACTAAATAATAATCTATTAAATAGAATAAAATGACTGTAGCCTCGTATAGTAAAATCTTAGACATTACAGAGCTCAGGCGTCTGCTAGTTATAGGTTGTTTTAATTTTTTTGCTTTCCAGATCCCTGTGAAAGTATCCATAATAATAGATAAAGCAATCAACACAAGAATGCCAATAATAGGCATAAAAAAAGAGATAAATATCGCCATGAGTTTAGTTAAATTAAATTTTATTTTTGTAAGTAATATTATGACTTGTGTTTTCATATTATAGTTGTTCGCTTATCATGTAAGTGTAGTAAATTGAGAGTAATATACCAAAACTTTTTAGGTATAATTCTGTAGTTGTAAATATTAAACAAAACGCAGTAAAGTATCCACAAATAAAGTAGAGTACTGCCAATACATTTTGGTGCTTTCTTATATCCATTATTCTACAGGTTCTGGTTCACTCCATTCTGCCGTTGCCATAAGTGCCAAAGCTTCAGAGTGTGTTAATTCAGAAACAGGTACTACAGAGCCGTCAGTTATAAAAGTTGGTGTTGTATTCCACTTAATTACAAATTCAGTATTAGCTAAATTGTATCTTAACGTGTCTGCGCTTGTTTCACCTATTTGGTCAAAATCTATGCTTGACAAATCACTTGCTTGTATTATTGCGTATGTGCTAAAAGATTTAATCATTTTAATTTAATTTTTATTCGTTTTTATGTAGGTACATCAGTTGAGAATGTACTAAAGTTTGTCATTGTACCATTATTACCACCACTACCATTATCTGTAATAGTTGGTGCAGTATCTCCGTCACCACAACGCCACCAAGATACAGGCGAATAAGTGCTTAAATCTACAGGACTTGAGCCTATAGCACTTGCTATAGAACTTTGGTCACTATTCCATACTGCTACCTCGTCAATGTTGCCATTATACCATGATATGTTTTGTGGTGCATTTGCTTCTCGTCTACCAATAGCAAAATATGACGTTCCATTTAATATTGTGCCTCCACCTGCAATAGTTGTATTTTCAAGTATTCCGTCAACGTATATTTTTAAATCTGCACCATCATTTACACCCATAACGTGATGCCAATTTCCATCATTTACTAAAGTTGTACCTGTAACTAAACTTACTCCACTACTTTTAAATATAACAAATGTTGCTTCACCGCTTGATTGTATTTGCATTTGATACGACCTTGTTCCCGTACTAACTCCGTTTTTACCTACAATTATTCCTGCTGTACTTGTGTTAGTTGTTTTAACCCAAGCAGAAATAGTTAATGCACCCGTAATTTGTAAACTTGCACCATTGCCACAATCTACATAGTCGTCTACTCCGTCAAGGTCTATGCTTTTAGTATTGCTAAAACTTGGTGTACTTGCCGTTCCTGTTAAGTTGGTTTCTGGACTCCAACTTGAATAATGTATTTTACCCCAGTCTATTGTATTGCTCATTTTATTCGTTTTTATGTAGGTACGTCACTACTTCTTGTTACACCATTTATTAATGTTCCGTCATTACCACCGCTTCCACTATCTGTAGCCGTTGTTCCGCTTCCTTCAAATCTGTACCAAGTAGTAGGTGCAGTTAATCCATTGTCATTGAGATTATTTGGCACACCCGAATTGTATATAGTTGCTACATCATTTCTTAAATCCGTTCCACTCCATATAGCTACTTCATCAATGTTACCTGTAAAGTCTTTATTAGTTTCATTAAGGTATAAATTACCCGTACTTGTTTGTATAGCATTTGTGTCAAGTGTTCTTGAATGTGTTATATTGTTTCCGTTAAAAAATATATCACCTTTTGGCGAAGCACTTAAATCCACACATATCATAATGTGATTCCAATTGCCATCGTGTGGTGTTCCACTATCTGCTCTTAAACCTGTATTGTCAGCGTTTGTGTTTTTCTTAAATGTAATTCTGCCTGCACTTGAAAAAGTTATGCGAAAATGTATATTTGAACCTGTGTTAAGGTGTATCGGACTACTTGTTACTGCACTTGTTGATTTTGCCCAAAAAGATATAGTTAAAGCAGTTGCACCGTCTAACTCTGAATATGTTGTGTTTGTTTCTACATAATCATCAATGCCGTCAAACTCTAAACTTTGCGTATTAGAAAAAGACGGACTACCACTTTTAGCACCTTGTCCCCAACCTATTGTGTTATTAACTGCACCTTGTCCGTATCCTATTGTATTTGCCATTCTTAATAAGTTTTATGTAATACCATATTATGCGACTGAATTTCGTCTTGTGTTTTAGCTTGTGCCCATTGTACACATATATCTAAAGTGTTGTCTACAGTAGTGTCAAAAGTTACCGTATCTTGAAATACATAACCT